AAGTCCTGTTTTCTTTTCCATAATAGGTAAAGTTCTCATAAGCAAAGTTTCCATAGCTATATCCGCATAATGAGAATATGTATTTGGAACTTGTTGATCTGACCACGTTCCCCATTCCTCTGTAAATTGAGATATATATCTTTGATCGAATAAAGTTCTTGCAACGGTTCTTTTAAGTAAAAAGTAATTGTAAACAAATTCAGCTATATCTTTAGGTACAGCTTCTTTGATAACTATATATTTATTTTTTTTGAAGCTCATCTTTTTGACTCCTCTCTTTTGATATTGCTGTTTCAACAACTTTAATATTCCAATGTATAAATCTAAATGGATCTAATCCTGCATCAACTGCAAACTCGTGAGGAACATAACCTGGAAAAATAATCATTGTTCCTGGATTAGGTTTGTAATGCACTTGATTTGTACCCATTGTAATTTGTGATTGATTTTTTAAAGGTAACTTTGTCATCTCTGCGCCTGGTCTTGGTTCATGGAATATTGGATAAGATGTTTTTTCACTACATTTTAAAAAATAAAATCCTGATACGTGTTGATTCCAATGTTGATGTGTAGAGTGATGACCACCACCTTTTTCACTAAACTCTTGCACCCAAAATTCTGTAAAGTGTAAGCTGTGATTTTGTAAATTAAATCCTTGCCAATCTAAAAACTCATAAGATCTTTGACCAATGAATTCAACTAGATCTTTTGCTTTAGGGTCTTGTGAAAAACTTTCACTATGTTTAGATAAACCAAATGTACCTATATCTTTTTTCCATTTAGGTTCGTTCTTTAATTTATCTTTAAGAAGTTTATCAGCTTTCTTAATATATTTATCTGTTACTTTAATTGCATTTTTTAAAAACATTGGTGCTTCTGCAATCCATACTGGTGTTTGAAAATAGAACGCAGATTTAAAATCTACGTGTCCTTTTGGTTTACTACTTCCGCCTTGTTTTATATCATTCATATTATTTAAATGGATAACCTAGATTCCATATCACTAGACTATTCCTTTCTCCTTTTGTTACGGGTTTGACTCTATGCCATACAAATGAAGGGAATACAACCAAAGAGCCTTTTGGTAATATTTCAGTACATGCTCTAATGTTAGGTTTTTTATCAGGATCTAAATTCCTAAAGTCAAACTCTAACTCTCCACCTTTGTATTCTTTTGGATCTGTTAACGTTACGGTTACAGATAATTTTCTAATCTTTCCTTTTGTTGGACCTTCTTCCATATAAGGTTTGTCCCAACTATCACAATGCCAATCATAATATTGACCTTTTTTATATATAGTAAACTGACAAGATTCAGAATGATCCCAATCAAAGTTCCAACCTGCATTTGCATTTGCTTGATGAATATAGGGCTGTATTTCTTTATAAATCCATCTATCGTTCATCCAAACAATATTTGAATCTCTTTTCTTTTGTAGATCTTTTATTTCATCTTTAGTAAGTGGTTGTTTATCTAAATTTCTATCTCTACCAAAGCCGCCTGTAATAGCCATAATCTCTCTTTCTTTTTCTGACTTACCATACTTAACAATAAGATCACATATTCTTGGTGGTATTGCAGATTCAAAGTACCAATAGTAATTAGATATATTCATAGTTAATTGTTAAAATTATATTTAAGCCATTAGAAGTATTGGGTGAAAAAGAATACTTATTAGTAGCAGGGAACATTATAAAGTGATTATCTTTTATAGGTAAATGCCAAGTTCTATTTTTTCTTCTGTTATCATCGTATTCAATAATACATTCTGAAGAACCTTCTTTAACATCTATACCATAAATAAGAGTGTAGTCTGGTGAATTAAGTAGATCAACTGGATCAACTTGATGTCTTGTCCAAGACTTTTCTTTAGGATGCATAACATTGCCGTGCATATTTTTTTGCACTAAAGTTCTATCATACTCAACTCTCCAATGATCTCTAACGTAATCTTGCATCCATTGTAAAGGTTGAGAATAAGGCACAACATAATCATCAAAAGCATAGGTTTGTGGATTAGTGTTGATTCTGTTTTGTTTTACGTAAGATTCTATAAGATCGTTTCTTATTTTATCACGGTCAATCTCAAAGCCTTTAGGCATTTGAATTTCGCCTGTATAAAGATCTACTTCTGTTAATACTTTCTTATGCATACCTATCTAGTATGTAATAAACTCTAATTAAAATGTCAAATGAATTAGGCTTTTATATCTTCTATATCCCAAGATTGACCAGACTCATTCCAGTTATATATCCAATGATGAGTTACAGCATCATTTTGAGATTGTTGTTCAGCTGTTAATGCTGGTGCATCACCTATTGGTGATTTCCAACTAGCTGTAGGAACATCTAATATCCAACTAGCGTAAGGTTTTTTAGCAATGAAAATATCGTTATCTTCATCATAAGTCATACCTATACCTGCGTAGTTACCTCTTAAAGGTGTTCCGCCTTCTTTATGTTGTCCACCAGATGTATTGTAAGATGTTTTTTTCCATAAAGGCCAGCTATGGATTCTTTCCATAAACTGTCTTCCTACTTCTTCATCTTCAACACCACTAGCGTTTTGACAATCAGCATCAGCTACAACTTCTACTCCTATAACTTTACTGTTTATTCCTAGTTTTGCGTAATGTGCCATAATGTTTCTCCTTATATCTTATTTGTTAATCTATTTCAATTATTGAAATTTATATCTTATTATTACTATACCTGATCCACCTGCCATACCAGAACCTCCTGCACCTCCACCTGCATTAGCTGTACCATTTGTTCCATTTCCAGGAGCGGGGGGTGCTGAATTTGCATTTCCTCCACCACCATATCCACCTGAATTACCACTACCATTAGCATATCCTCCACCGCCTCCTCCACCACTATAATATCTTAATGAACCACTTGGTCCTGGTGCTCCTATTGGAGCTGCTGTATTAATTGCTGTTCCTGCGCCATCTCCTCCGGGTCCTCCACTTGGGCTTGATCCACTACCTCCTGCAGCACTTGCTCCACCGCCGCCTCCGGCTCCAAGAGCTGGAAAACCTGTACCGGCACCGCCTCCAGGTTGACCTTGTGCTGGACTAACTGCAGGAATATTTCCTGCACCACCTCCACCAGGAACATTACCACCGGCCCCACCACCTGAACCTCCTGAAACAACGGCAACTGATGGTGCACCACCAGATGCTCCTCCACCTGCACTTGTTATTGTACTAAAAATTGAAGTAGTTCCACTTGATCTTGAACAACCACCTGCTCCACCTGCTCCTACTGTAACTGGATATGTTGTTGCTGCTGCAATTGTTAAAGCTGAACAAGGTGTTGCAGCTAAAGGTGACGCTGTATATGGATCGGTAGAAAGTTTACCTTCTCTAAAACCTCCTCCACCTCCGCCACCACCGATATTTGGATATGATCCTCCACCGCCTGCAACTACTAAATAAGAAATTTTATTATTAGCTGGAGTAGGGGCTGTTGTAACTGCAAAACATGAAGTAGAAGTAAAAGTGTGAATTTTATAATCTCCACAAGTTGTTTCTGTTCCACCTGATGCTGTTATAAAACTAGGAACACCTGATACGTTTAAAGTAGCATCATTAACTTGTTTCCAACCTCTAGTACCATCTACATAAACTAATGTAATAGCTGCTCCTTGAGTAGATACTATACCATTAAAACAACCACCATTAATTTTAGAACTATTTCTACAAATAGTTAAAGCATTTGTTTGAAATGTAGAAGCGTAATCTGAAAATGCTACAATGTCGCCTGCACTTGGTGATGCTGGTAAAGTAACTGTAACTGCTCCTCCTGTTGTATTTATAAAATATCCGTTACCACTAACTGATGTTAATGGAGAAGTCTTGGCAGTCGTACACCAGTTAACTGTCCCTGTTCTACCAAATCCAGTTTGAGATGCACCTGAAGCTAATGAAACTGTTGCACCACATCTACCTAAAGTAACTGTAGTTGCATCTACTGTAACAGTTTTGCCCGCCCCACCACCGACTGTAGCTGTGCATCCTGATCTTTGTTCTAATTTATTTACTTTAATTGTACTCATAATTATTGAAACTTATATCTTATTATTACCACACCAGACCCACCTGTTCCACCCGTACAAGGTGCACTGCCAGAATATTGTGCGCCACCACCACCTGTGTTAGCTGTACCTTTACGCGGAAAATTTGGTGAAGGTATAGGATTACCTGTTCCCCAACTTGGGGCTCCACCACCTGCTCCTCCTGAAGCATAACTTGGATTAGGTTGACTTAAAGAATAAATACCACCGCCAGCTCCACCAGCAAAATATCTTAATGGTGCACTTGGTCCTGGAGTACCAGCAGCTGGATTAATCTGTGTTCCTGCACCATCTCCACCATTTCCACCTCTAGGGCTAGTACCAGATGATCCGGATGCACTTGCTCCACCGCCGCCTCCGGCTCCAAGTTGAGGAAAAGTTGGACTGTTTGCTGGTCCACCATTTTGACCTTGAGGGGGACTTACTGGAGGTGTATTTCCTGATCCACCTGTTGCTGCGCCGTGAACACCACCACCACCTGAACCTCCTGGTTGACCTGCAGAACATGGAAATCTACCACCTCTACCACCTCCGGCAGAAGTTATTGTTGTAAAAGTTGAATTAGAACCATTGGTCTGACTAGGAAAAGGACCTGTAGTAGTTCCGCCTGCACCTACTGTAATTGGGTAAGTTTGAACTGATAATGTTATAGCTGAACAAGGTGTTGCAGCTAAAGGAGATGCTGTGTAAGGATCAGTAGAAAGTTTACCTTCTCTAAATCCACCGCCACCGCCTCCACCAGCAATGTTGTCACCACCTGATCCACCGCCTGCTACAACAAGATAAGATGCTTTATCATTTGCTGAACATTGTGCTAAATTTGTAACAGCAAAACATCCACTTGAAGTAAATGTATGAATTCTATAGTCACCTGATTCTGTTATTGTTCCACCTGTTGCAACTACAAACGGAATTACTCCTCTAACATTAGATGTTGAATCCATAGTATTAATCCAACCTTGTGTTGAATCTACATATACCAAAGTTACTGATTGACCTTTTGTACTTAAAGTTGCATTTTGATTTAATGAACCAATTTTCTCTGAACCATTGGGTACAATTGTTAAATTATTTGTTGCAAAAGTTTCTGCATAATCAGCTACTGAAACAATAGCTCCAACAACACCTGCTGGTAAATTCATATTGAAAGCACCACCTGTTGTATTTGCAAAATAACCTTCTCCATTTGCTGCTGTAAATGTAGCTGTTTTAATACTTCCTGTCTGCCAATCTACAGTCCCTGTTCTACCAAAACCTGTTTGTGTTGCACCTGATGCAAGATTAACAGCACCACCACATCTACCTAATGTTACTGTTGCACCATCAACTACAAT